ATGCCTTGCTCAATTGAGTTTGACTTAAATTATTAATATGAAGTCAGTATTTCACTTTTTAGTTTCCCCGAAAGATGGGAAGCAATACGTAACTGAAAAGAAATTAGAAACAAGTTCTTTGATAACTGCGTCTTCAATAGAAAACGCATTCGATGTTAACAGAGTTGGAATTGTAATTGAGACCCCTGTTGGGTATAGTGGAAGTATAAATATAGGTGATACAGTAATTGTTCACCATAATATATTTAGAGACTATTATAGCCAAAACGGAGACATAAAGCATTCTAAAGAATATTTATTCGATGGAATGTTTATTGTTGGAGAGAATGAAATATTCATGTACAATCAATCTAATAAATGGGAAGCTAATATTGATTACTGTATAGTAAAACCATCAAATCAACAATTAATTGGTGAAGTTGTTTACAGTAATAATAATTTGTTTATTGGAAAGAGGATGGGATTTATTTCCGAAAGCGAATATGAAATGGTTATTCAAGAGGGAAAGGAAGAGGTCTTATATTATAGAATGAAAAATAGTGACATTTGTATAGAGTATGAAGAATTTAAGTAGGGATATTGAATCAGCAATTAATATTATTCTCGATGGTCTTGGATATGAACTAGTAGTTTCTGACCTTAGTCCTGAAAAGATGAAGGTTATAATGGACTCTAAAATAAACTCTTTTCAATACGCTAAGGAAATGTTAAATAAGTGGCAGAACAGCCCAAATGCACCAAGTACTGAAAAACTTAGGGATTATATTTCAAGATTAGTAATATCAGGAGATGATGCCTTAGGGGTTTTAAGACAAGCTTTAAGAGAGAAGATTGATTATTCAAAATTAGACCCTTCTAAAGTAGGGAGTGCTGTTCAAGCGAAACCTGTAATACTTCAAGCTATACATGAGTTAGATTCTAGTTTAATTGATTTAAGGTTACAATTAGATTCAGAGAAGTATAATCTAGCTAGTGCTGAATTTACTGTGGGGTATGCTGAGAAGTATGCTAGACAAGAATTCTTTCCTGAATCAAACTATTATAAAAAGTGGTTCAATGAAGATAAAGATGCATTAATTATTTGCCCAAAAGGAACTATTGGTGAAATGATAACAATAGATGGATTAAATGTGATTCTTCCAAAGAAACCAAAGAGTAAATCTGAAATTCTATTTTCTGACCAAACAAAAAAGAATCAGTTTTGGAGAAGAACTCCGATGCCATTGGGATTAACTATTGAAAATGAGGAAGCCCACGCTGAATACATTATAGAAGAGTTTAGAAGACGGCGAGAAGGTATTTGGTTTATGAATAATGGAAAAGCCATTTATTTAACTGGCAGGGCTTACTTTACATTACAGTGGGGTAAAATGAAAGATGATGGGAAGTACATGGACTTCAGAGAACCACAGCTAGAAATGTTTTACTTCAAGCAAGCATGTAGAATTGATAAACGAAGTATAGGTGAGTTATTTGTTAAATCAAGAAGAACGGGATTTACGTTTGTAACATTAGGTGAGATGCTAGAAGGCTCAACATCAATGTGCAATGCAACATTTGGAATGACTTCACAGTCAGATAAAGATGCAAGAAAGGCTTGGTTGAAATTATCATATATGTTTTTAAATCTACCTTTCTTTTTTAGACCTGTAGTAAAGGGAGTAGTTGATTCAGCTAAAATGCTAGAGTTTGCTAAACCATCAGATAGAAGTAAAAAGGCTAAAAAACTAAGGGACACACGAACAGACGACTATCTAAACACATTATTCGACTATCAACCAACAAATGATGGAAGCTATGATGGTCAGAAAATGAATGAGTACTTAGGAGATGAAGCTTCTAAGTGGAAGAAGCCCGCTAATTACTTAAATCACTGGGGTCGTATTTCACCAACCTTTGATGAAGGTGGAAAAATAGTAGGTAAAGCTTGGATTGGCTCAACAGTTAACCCAATGAAAGAAGGTGGAGAGCAATTTAAAAGATTATACTATGGGTCTTTAGTTTCAAAAAGAAATAAAACCACAGGTAGAACCCCAACCGGATTATATTCTCATTTCCTTCCTGCTCATAAAAATATGACTAAGTTTATAGATAAATATGGGAAGTGTTGGGATATCACCCCACCACCAAAGACGTACAATGTATATGGGGAGTTAATTGTCATAGGTAGTATAGAGTTCTTAGAAGCTAGGCGAAAGGCTAAAAAGAGGCTAGGAGATATTTCTTATAATGAAGAGTTAAGAGCTTTCCCAATGAAAGTAACAGAGGCATTAAGAGATGATGCAACTAAGACATTATTTAATGTTGAAAAAATAGCACAACAAACAGAATTTAACGATAGTATTATACTAAGTCATCATTTAACAAGAGGGGGATTTAAATGGAAAAATGGAATTAGGTTTACATCTGTTGAGTGGTTTCCGTCAGATAAAGGGAGATTCCTAGTATCTTGGTTACCAAATGAAGAACTTAGAAATAGATTTACAATTAAGAATGGAATTAAATATCCATTAAACTCGCATATAGGAGCGTTTGGTTGTGATTCTTACGATATTTCAGGAACAGTGGATGGAAGTGGCTCTAAAGGGGCATTGAGTGGGGTAACTGGATTTACAATGGAAAACGCACCATCAAACACTTTCTTTTTAGAGTATATAGCTCGACCACAAACGGCTGAAATATTTTATGAAGATGTATTAATGGCTGAAATATTTTATGGAATGCCAATGTTAGCAGAGAATAATAAACCTAGAATATTATATCATTTTAAAAATAATGGATATAGAGGGTATTCATTAAATAGACCTGATAAATATTCAAGACAACTTTCTAAATCAGAGAAAGAATTAGGAGGAGTGCCAAGTGCATCTGAAGATATGAAGATATCTCATGCTTCAGCGATAGAGGATTATATAGAAAAATATGTTGGGGTTTATAACGAAGAAGAAGAGAAGTTGCAAGTTAGAGATTTTGGGTCTATGGGTAATATGTATTTACAAAAAACATTAGAAGATTGGGCACATTTTGACATATCTAATAGAACAAAACATGATGCCTCAATTGCGTCAGGATATGCTTTAATGGCACTCCAAAGACACAAGTATCTAAAAAAGCAAATACCAAAAGAAATAGATATGGGATTTGTTAACTATAACAATGCAGGACATAGAAGTGAAATAAAACAATAAAATGGGAGATAAAAAATATTCAATTAATAAGGTAGGATTTCCTGACCCCTTGTCGTCAGAATCACACAAAGAAACTAAAACTTTTGGGTTAGAAGTTCAAAAGGCAATAGAGGGAGAATGGTTTAGACGTTATCAAGGAGACTGTAAGTATTACGGCAATAGGGCTGAACACCATAGACTTAGGCTTTATGCAAGAGGAGAACAGCCAATTTCTAAATATAAAAATGAAATAGCTATAAACGGTGACCTTTCTCATATAAACCTTGATTGGACTCCTATTCCAATAATTCCTAAATTTGTTGACATTATTGTTAATGGAATGGAGGATAGACTATATAGCATTAAAGCTACATCAGTAGATAAAGTCGCATCAGACAGTCGTAATAAATATATAACTGAGATGGAGAAGGATATGTTAGCTAAAGAGATGTTAATGCAAGCAAAGAATGAGCTTGGAGTTGATGCTTTTGTTAATGACCCTAAAACCCTTCCTAGAAACAATGAAGAGTTGGAAGTCCACATGCGATTAAACTATAAACAAGGTATAGAGATTGCTGAAGAAGAAGCTATAAAAGTTATATTTGAAGATAATGATTACGATGATATAAAGAAAAGAATAACATATGATTCGGCTGTATTGGGGGTTGGGTTTGGAAAACATGATTATAATTCCTCAAAAGGAATAGTAACAGAATATGTAGACCCTTCAAATATGGTTTACTCATATACAGAATCTCCATACTTTGAAGATTGTTATTATTTTGGAGAAGTTAAGAAAGTTCCAATATCTCAATTAAAAAATTATAATCCTAACTTAACAAATGAAGAATTAGAGATAATTTCAAACAACTCTTCTGATTGGGATAACTACCATAATATAAGTAGGGGTGGAGATGATAACTTTGACGACCATACAGTTAACTTATTATTTTTTAATTATAAAACAAATAAGGAACTAGTTTGGAAAAAAAGAAAAAATAAAAGAGGGGGAAGTACAGTTACTAAGAAGGAATCAGATTGGAATCCACCAACTGAGAAATTGAGAGGTTCTGAAAGAATTAGTAGAAACATTGATGTATGGTATGATGGAATTTCAGTATTGGGGACTGATATAATCCTAAGATGGGAGCTATTAGAGAATATGGTGAGACCTAAGTCTTCAACAAATAAAGCCCTTCCTAACTATATAGCTTGTGCTCCAAGAAACTACAATGGAACTATAGAATCTCAAGTTAGAAGAATGATTCCTTTTGGAGATGCAATACAGCTAACTCATTTAAAACTACAACAAGTAGTTCAGAGAGTTGTTCCTGATGGAGTGTTTATAGATGCTGATGGTTTAAATGAAGTTAACTTAGGAGATGGTAATGCTTACAATCCAAAGAAAGCGTTGGAGCTGTATTTTCAAACAGGTAGTGTTGTTGGTAGGAGTCAAACATCAGAAGGTGAGTTTAATCATGGGAAAATACCTATCCAAGAATTAAGTCATAATAGTGGAGGGAATAAAATACAATCTCTCATTACTGTTTATAATTATAATTTACAAATGATTAGGGATGTCACCGGAATAAATGAAGCAAGAGATGCATCAATGCCGGACTCTAGGACGTTAGTTGGGGTTCAAAAACTAGCAGCCTTAAATTCAAATACAGCTACTAGGCATATATTAAATGCGGGAGTATATATAACTAAGAAGTTAGCCGAAGCATTATCATATAGAATATCAGATGCACTAGAAGACCCAATACATAGAGAAAAGTTTATTCAATCGCTAGGTAGAGCTAATGTATCTATATTAGATGATATGAAAGATTTGCACTTACACGACTTTGGAATATATATTGAGCTTTCGCCTGACGCTGAAGAAGCAGCTACATTAGAAGGTAATATACAACAGTCATTAGCTAAAGACCAAATATACTTAGAAGATGCAATAGACGTTAGACAGATTGATAATTTAAAATTAGCAAATCAATTATTAAAGATAAGAAGGAAAAGTAAGTTAGAGGAGGATATGGCTAAGAACCAACACTTATCTCAAACTCAAACTCAATCAGCCATTGCAGCAACCCAAGCTAAGTTGCAAGCCAGTATGAAAGAAATTGAAGCTAAAGCATTGGCTCAAATACAAATAGATACTAATTTAAAACAATTAGAAGCTCAAAATACAGAGCATGAGGCTAAGGTTAAAGAAACTCTAATGATAAAAGAGTTTGAGCTTAATATGATTATTAGAGGGCAGGATGCTGTTATAACTAAAAATAAAGAAGAGGAAAAAGAAGATAGAAAAGATGAGAGAACTAGAATTCAAGCTACTCAGCAATCTAAGCAGATAAAGCAACGAGAAGTAAATGGAAAACCAATTAATTTTGAATCTAATGAGGATAGCTTAGATGGGTTTAACTTATCGGAGTTTGAACCTAGTTAAAATGTATCAATTATTTTTATTATCTTTGCAGTAACTATAAATCAAATCTATATATAATGAAATTCAAAAAAGTTGAAGTCGAATACGACCAAGAAGGAAATGCAATAGTTAATCCAATTGAAAAAGAAGGTGAACCAAAACCTGAGCCAAAGCCTGAACCAAAACCTGAGCCAAAGCCTGAACCAATTAAATTAGAAGACGAACAAGTTGTTAACTATTTAAAAGGTAAATTTAATAAAGAGGAAGTTGTATTAGAAGACCTTTTTAAAGAAAAAGATAAACCTGCTGAGTTATCCGAAAGAATGCAAAAACTCTTAAAGTACCAAGAGGATACAGGTAGAAGTATTGAAGATTACGTTCTTTTAAATAAAGATTATGATTCCGTATCAGATGATGAGCTAATGAGTGGTTTTTTAAAAACTACAAAAAAGCATTTGTCAAATAAGGAAATCGTCTTTGAAATAAAAAATAAATTCTCATTCGATGAAGAGTTAGACTCTGAAGATGAGATACAGGCTAAGAAGATAGCCAAGAAAGATTTTATACAAGAGGCTAAGGGCTTCTTTAATGATATGAAAGATAAGTATTCTGCTCCTGCTGTGTCAGTAGATAAGGATGCTTCTAAAGAATTATCAACATTTAAAGAAAACCAAAGACTGTATAATGAAAGTGCTAAAAAAGCACAGTCTCTAGCAAAAAACCAAAGAGATGTCTTTTTAGAGAAGACAAACGAGGTGTTTAATGATAAATTTGAAGGTTTCAAGTTTAAAATATCAGATGACAAATCTCAAGTTTACAAGCCTTCAGATATTAATAAAGTGAAGGAAAGTAATTTAGATATTGGGACACTGTTAGATAAGTTTGTTGATGATAAAGGATTAATGAACGATGCTGAGGGGTATCATAGAGCTTTATCAATTGCGTCAAACCCTGATGAATTTGCAAAGTTCTTTTATGAACAGGGAATCGCAGATAGTGTAGATGATATGTCGAAGGATTCAAAAAACAGAAACTTCAACGCAAGAGGGGTTCATACTCCAACTGATAAGAAGAAAAAGTTTAAAGACGTTAGTTCTGCTAAATCAACAAAAGGAATAATTAAACTGAAACATTATTAATTAACATTAAAACAAAAATAATATGGCATTAGAAGCATCACCAACGTATAGCTTGACACCATCAAGTGAGCCCGTTGTGTTATCTAGTAATTATATCACAAGTTTTGACTTTTTGAAAGTTGAACTTCCTGATACATATTCAGAAGAGTTTGAACGATATGGCGATAGAACAATCGCTGCATTTTTAAGACACTGCTCTGCTGAGTATCCATCTACATCTGACCTTATTAAATGGACAGAAGAAGGTAGATTACATACACAATATGAAGGAGTAACAAGAGTTGCTAACGTATTTACAGAAGTAGGTCACGTATTTAGAGCAAAACAAACAGTTATCGTTTCTGACGGAACTGTTATAGAAAAAGGTATCATTGATAGTAAAACCGATGATACATTTACAGTAGCCCCATTTGCAGCAGCAGGGTGGACAATTGGAACATCAGCATTGAAAATATATGTTTATGGTTCTGAGTTCGCTAAGGGAACAAACGGAATGGTTGGAGCACTAGAAGCTGTGCCTGAGTTCTTCGAGAACAACCCTATTATCATTAAAGATAAGTATGAAGTTAGCGGTTCTGATATGGCTCAAATTGGTTGGGTAGAAGTATCAACTGAAGGAGGCGGAAGCGGATTCTTATGGTATCTTAAATCTAATCATGAAACACGTTTGCGTTTTGACGATTATTTAGAGATGTCAATGGTAGAAGGTGTACCGGCTGAAACCGGCTCTGATGCTGAAACAGCAGGAGCACAAGGTACACATGGTGTACTTAATGTTGTTGGAAGTAGAGGTAACGTGTTTACAGGAGTAATGACTGCTATTGGAGATTTTGATAGCGTTCTTAAACGTCTTGATAAACAGGGTAGTATTCAAGAAAATATGATGTTTATAGATAGAGACCAGTCTTTAGCTATTGATGACATGTTGGCAGCTCAAAATTCTTATGGAGCAGGTGGAACATCTTACGGGGCGTTCAACAACGATGAGAATATGGCGTTGAATTTAGGATTTACAAGTTTCCATCGTGGTTCTTATGAGTTCTATAAAACTGATTGGAAGTATCTTAATGACGCTTCAACAAGAGGAAATCTTACAGGTACAGGTAAAGTTAGAGGACTATTAGTTCCTGCCGGTACAAAAACTGTATATGACCAAATCTTAGGTAAGAAGATTACTAAGCCTTTCTTACATGTTAAGTACAGAAAATCACAGTCGGAAGACCGTAAGTACAAAACGTGGATTACAGGTTCAGCAGGAGGAGCAAGCACTGATGATTTAGATGCTATGCAAGTTCAATTCTTGTCTGAAAGAGCCTTAGTTACTATTGGAGCTAATAACTTCGTATTAATTCAAGACTAATATTAATAATTAAGAGTTGAGAGGGTAACTCCTCTCTTCTCTTATTTTAATCAAATTAATTAAAATTAAATATAATGGCACAACCAAAGATTATAAAAGTACCGAGCTTAGAAATAAAAGATAGAGTGTATATTCTTAATTCAAATGTTACACCAATTAGCTTTCAATTACGCTCAAGACACACAAAATATAACCAACTACTTTACTTTGATGGAAGAACTAATAGAGCATTAAGATATTGCTCTAATCAGAAATCACCATTTGTAGACATGCAAGATGATAATGCTTTACTAGAGCCTATCATTTTCGAAGATGGTAAATTAGTAGTAGATTCTAGGGATACGGTTCTACAAGAGTTCTTATCAATATATCACCCTGATGCAAATAAGGTCTATCATGAATTTGACCCTGAAGAAAACGCTCAAGAAGATATTGAGCAATTGTCTGTAGGGATTAATGCTCAATCAATTGCATTAGATTTAGATATTGCAGATGTTGAAGCAATTGCTAGAGTTCTTTGGAGAAGTAGAGTAGATAAAATGGCATCTTCTGAAATACGAAGAGATGTATTAATTTACGCTCGAACTCACCCACAGAAGTTCTTAGACTTATCAAACGACACAGATATTAAGCTTAGAAATTTAGCAATAAAGGCTGTAGATATGGCAATTATTGGATTAAAAGATGACAATACTACTATCTTTTGGGTAGACAGTAATGATATCATAATTAAGCTTAAATATGGAGATAACCCTTATACTTCATTAGCATCATACTTTAAAACAGATGAGGGAATGGACGTAATGAAAGGAATATCTGCTAAATTAAAATAACTAACTTAGTATTTTCACAATGAGTAAAAGGGGGTTTCGCAAGTTGTCCCCTTTTTTCATTATCTTTGCAGAACATAAACTACATATGGGATGATTAATAATGTGAGAAGTACAGTTTTGTCAATAATAAACAAAGAGGACAGAGGTTGGATAACCCCTGAGGAGTTTAATCTATTTTGTGCTATGGCTCAATTAGAGGTGTTTGAAGATTACTTTTATGAATACAATAAGTGGTTGAATTTTCAAAATAAAAGACTAACTAATTCTGAGTATTCAGATATACCTAAGAATATAAGAGAAAAGATAGATAGGTTTTCAGATAACTACTCTCTTCCATATGATAATGTAGATTACTTATTTATAGTCCCTGATGAAATTTATAGAATTGAAGCTTTGATTTATTCAGGTGCTGAGATAGATGAAGTAAGTAAGAGGGATTTAATTAACTTAGAGAATGCAAACTTAAATCCACCAACTGAGGAGTATCCTGTTTATACAAGATTCAATAATAATATAAAAGTATTACCCGCAACAATAAACAGTACTATAAAATGTTATGCATTAAGAAAGCCACTTACTCCAAAGTGGACATATATAGAGGTTTCTGAAAACCCATTATTTAACCCCTCTGCTGATGACTATCAAGATTTAGAAATACATCCTTCAGATGAACCATCAATTATAGTGAAGATATTATCTTATGTTGGAATTTCATTAAGAGAAGCTGATGTTGCTCAATTCATGGAAGCAAAAGAAATTAAACAGACTCAAAAAGAAAACGCATAATGGCTATAGAGCAAGTACTAGACAACGCAAACATCCCCTTCAATTCACAGCAAGAATATTATGAAGATGACTCATTACATGGCATATATCAATATGTAACATTAGATGATGTTATTAATAATTTCATAATGAATTATGTGGGAGATGATAAATTAATAAACAACGTAAAAAGGCATACTATCCTTTTTCATGCTAAGAGAGGATTGCAAGAATTAAACTATGATTCATTAAAGGAAATAAAAGCAATTGAAACAGAACTATCGGATACGTTAACTTTAATCCTACCCGATGATTATGTAAATTATGTTAGAGTTTCTTGGGTAGATGACTGTGGTCATTTTCATCCTATGATATTAAACAATGACACAAGGATAGCAAAAAACTACTTACAAGATAATGAGTTTAACATCCTATTTGATGAGAATGGAGAAGGGTTGCAGGCTGATAAAAACAGCTATGACCCCTCATTGTTATCGGATGGATGTATGCAATATGTAATAGATGATACATGTGCTAATGGTAGCAGTGGTGGATGTACAAGTCAAGTACATAGTGGGAGATTTGGATTAGAGGCATCAATGGCTAACTCAAATGGATGGTTTACAATTGATAAAAGACAAGGGGTGATGAAATTTAGTTCCCAAGTAAAAGATAGACCTATTGTATTAGAGTATATCTCAGATGGGTTGGAATATCGAAGCCCTTCTGATATAAGAATTCATAAGTTAGCAGAGCAGTCATTATATAATTATATTCGTTGGATGCTGTTGAGTAATAAACTTGGAATACAAAGATATGTAATAAGGGATGTTAAAAAGGACTTCTCTAATGCTAAAAGGGTAGCAAAAGGAAGATTACAGAATATAAGATATAATGAATTAGTTATGGCTATTCGTTCAAAGTCCAATTGGCTAAAATAATTAAACTATGAAGTTACAAAATACTTTTCTACAAGGAAGGATGGATTCTGATACAGACGAACGTTTACTTCAAAAGGGGGTATATAGAGATGCCCTTAATATACAAGTAGCTAACTCAGAAGGCTCTAATGTGGGTGCAGTAGAAAATATCATAGGTAACACTAAGGTTTCAAACTTCAACCTTACAAATGCTAAATGCATTGGAGAACTAGAGGATGGGAAGAGTAGAAAAATATATTATTTTATAACATCTGATGAAAAGGATTTAGTAATAGAGTTTGATGAAGAGACTTTAACTACAACTAGAGTATTAGAATCTACTATTGCAGGTAATAACATTTTAAAATTCAATCCCGATTACTTAATAACAGGAGTTAATAAAATAATAAATGGAGATTCAAGTAAGGACTTATTAGCTTGGACAGATGACGTTAATGCACCTAGAATACTTAATATAGCTAGGGCTAAGTCTTATCCAATAGATGACTTTGTAGAAGATGATATTTCAGTTATAAAAAAGCCACCAAGATATGCACCCACTACCGTATTACAACAAACTGTAAACTTAGAAAACTACTTAGATGATAAATTTATAAGCTATGCGTATAGATATAAATACTTAGATGGGGAATATAGTGCTCTATCCTCATTCTCAAATTATCAGTTCTTTCCTAAAGCTTTTAAATTAGATTATCAGACAGCAGAGAATACAGGAATGGAAAATGTATTTAATCAAGTATTAATTGAATTTAATACTGGCAGTGAGAGAGTTACAGATATTCAGTTAGTGTTTAGAGAATCAAATAGCACATCAGTTTACATCATTGAAACATTAAATAAAGAAGATGAAATATTAGCAGATGATGATGATGTAACTCACTTATTTAATAATAGTAAAAAATATGAAATATTACCTGTTGATGAACTATCTAGGCTTTACGACAATGTTCCTAGATTATCAAAGACTCAAGAGTTCATAGGTAATAGGCTAGCTTATGGTAACTACTTAGAAGGATATAATATGATTGATAGCTCAACTAATAAGGTTGCTATGAACTATGATTTAAACTTAGTGAGTGCTGATACTGCCTATAAATCTTTAAATTATGTGTTATTTCCTGAAAATGCAGACTTTGATAAATGGAGAATGGATTTCTTTGGACAGAGTTTAAATGAAGGCGATGTATTAAGCTTCAATATTGTTTTAACAAGAACAAATGCAAGTTTTATATATAATTATTCTTATATTTTAATTCAAGACTTTACAGATATAGCGGAGCTATCAGCAGATTCAGACTTTATTTACTTCGTTGAGGAAGTAATGTCTTCAATATTTGAACAAAATGTACAAGATGTAGTACCTGATGATACAATATCCACAGCGTACACAGGGTTTAAAATATTAAATGAAATTGCTTGGGAATTAACAATATTAGCTCCGTATATAACTTATACAATCGATGATGGAATTAGTCCCGCATATACTGAAGACCATTTTTGGGACTTCGTAGATGAAGCGATAGATATATCTACTAGTGAGGGAAGAGGAAATAAAAGCTTAAAGAGTAATAGAAGCTATGAAGTTGGAATGGTTTATTTAGATGGATATAATAGGTCTTCAACGGTAATTACTGATATTACAAATACAATAACAGTCCCTCATAACCTATCAACTTCTCAAAATAAAATTCAAATAGATATAAATCATAACCCTCCTGAGTGGGCAGATAGATATAAATTTGTAATAAAGCAAAATAAAGGGGAATATGAAACAATGTATATTAATATATTCCATGAAGATGGGCTGTTTAGATGGGTTAAGTTAGAGGGAAGTAATAGAAATAAAGTAAAAGAAGGGGATGTATTAATAGTAAAATCAGACTTGTCAGGAGTAGTTGATAACTTAGTAAAAGTTAAAGTACTAGAAGTAACTCAGAAAGAGGAAGATTTTATAAATGGGAATATTGACCAAAATGGAAATGATGTAATAGAGCCTCCCGGACTATATATGAAGATTAAACCGTTGGATTTCTTAATGGATGAATCAGATGCGAATGCCCAAGAGCTCCATGATAATGGTACTCCATTAGCAGCAAGTGGGCATGGAATAATAAATATAGGAAACACAGATAACCTAGATATAAATTCATTAGGTGGATACCTAGACCCTGTAACTGAAAGGTTTATAAACTATGATATGAACATAGGAACTAGAGTTCATATGGTATTTAAAGTAAAAAATAGATTAACTTCAAATCAGTCATTAGTTACATATGATAGACAATTTATTGTCCAAGAAAACTACTCGAACTTTGAAGATTGGTATAATGCTGAAGTTGTAACATTAGGTGTAGTGTTTGAAGCAGAGGTAAAGCAAACAACCAATAGATTTAATTGGGGAGGAATTAATGATTTAACCATGAGGTTAAAGACTGAGAACGTTTATGCTGCAATAGATGGTACTATATCTATAGTATATAATACCGGAGATTTAATATTTGAAACTCAAGCTGATGATATAGAGGATGAAGTATTTTATGAAACAGGATTAACATTTGACATAGTAGATAACTTACATCAAGGTAACATTCAAAACCAAACAATAGACCCTTTACCTGCAACGTGCCTGTTAGATGCGTTTAACTGCTATGTAATGGGGAATGGAGCAGAGAGTTACAAGTATCAAGATTCACTTAATGTAGCAAGCTTACAAATGAACTTGCGACCAAACGCTGTTGATTTAAATGGGTTTAAAGAGATTAGGAGATACGCAGATATAACTTATAGCGAACCATATAATGAAAACAATAGTATAAATGGGTTAAATGAGTTTAATTTGTCTAGGGCTAACTATAAAGAAGATATTGAAAAGAAATATGGCTCAATACAGAAAATGTACTCTAGGGATACCGATATTGTTATATTCCAAGAAGATAAGATTAGTAAAGTACTATTTGGTAAAGACTTATTATATAATGCAGACAGCACTACGAATCTATCTATAGTAGACGATGTATTAGGGCAAGCAGTATCATATGCAGGAGAATACGGAATAAGTAGAAATCCTGAAAGCTTTGCATTCAATGGTAATAATTTATACTTCACTGATGTAAAGAGGGGAGCTGTGTTGAGGCTTGGAGCTAACGGTTTAGTTGAAATATCAGCAAATGGAATGAGGACTTGGTTCAAGGATAGATTTAAAGAAAACTTAAATGGAGTAAAAATGGGGGCATTTGACCCTTATTATGACCAATATGTTTTACATTTAAACAATGAAGATGTAGATTTTGATAGCTACACTTTAACGTTTGATGAAAAGGTAAAAGGATGGACATCTTTTTATTCATTCTCTCCTGAGCAAATGACAGGGGTTAATAATAAATTCTTTACAGTAAAGGAAGGTGAAATATATCAACATCATGTTGGAGACAGAAACGTATTTTACGAACAGCAATACCCATCAGGTATAAAGTTTGTATTAAATGATTCCCCATCAGACATTAAAGCGTTTAAGACTTTAAATATAGAAGGAACTCACGCTTGGGATTGCTCAATACTTACTAATTTTACAAATGGACATATACACGGTAAGGAGTTTATAAATAAAGAAAACGAATGGTATACTCATTTAAGACGTTCAGAAAACTCTCAAGACTATAGTACATTGGCTACTCAAGGGGTTGGTAGATTAGAGTCTATTGATTCTTTAACATTAACTTTTTCAAATAATGTAAGTAAATCGCTATCTAATGGAGATAAGCTTTATGTACTAAACGAAACAAATGGAGTGTTATCTTTCTTAGGGAATGTGGATTTACATTCTGATACAACTATAACATTAGATTTATTAACAAATACTCCTTCAGTTAATGAGTTTATAGTATTTACTAAAGATAGTAGAATGGAAGGGTCTATGATACGGGGGTATTATATGGAAATAGATATGACAATTGACTCTCCTGAGATGGTTGAACTATATGGGGTTAACTCAGAGGTGTTCAAGAGTTTTGGGTAAATTTCGTATCTTTGCAACAATGATTAAAATAACTTAAAAAATAAAATACTATGTCAGGACTTGGAATGGGAAGTATTGGGGGATTCGGTTCAGTAGGAATGGGGATGCTCTCAAGTGTTATGAAAATGAGCGAAGGAATGAGAATGCAAGGAAAAGGTCAATCCGGAATAGATAACTTTCAATGGAACGATTTAGTAAACCCCTTTACTAATGCTCAAATAAGTAGACAGGGTGGAGATTTAAGAAGTGAGCAAGCGAATATGGGATTCGGAACAATAGTTGATGCATTTAGAGGTGGAGGCACAAGAGGAATAATGGGTGGACTCGGTCAAGCGTATAACCAAAGAAATATGGTTAATAGAGAAGTTGGAGCTAACTTTGATGCTCAACAAAGAAATATTGATATGTCAACCGCCCAATATGGCACTAAGATACAAGCAATGAAAGAAAAGCGACAGACTGACGAATTAGCAGGATTTGGAGCACTACTCAATCAAGGAATGGGGATGAAATATCAAGGATTTGCAGATGCAGCTAACTCTTTTGGGGCATTGGGTCAGATGGGAGAAAGAGGAGATGAAACCGGAGGATGGGGAAATTACTTTGGTCAAGAATCACAAAGATATAATTAAGAATTTAACTAAGCAATAATGGCAAAAGTATCAGGAGCATCAGCATATCAACAGTTAAGACCAATCAACGATGGGATGTCTCAAGCTCAACAATATTGGGGTAAACTAAAAGCAGGACAAGATGAGGCAGAGCTTCAAAGAGCACATCAAAGAGACCTCGCTGAAGGAAAGATTAGAGCCACTAAAGATGCTGCTGCAAAGGTAGCATTTGATGAGAGATATGGAATTACTCCTGAAGATACATATCTACAAGAAAGTGAGTTTGGCAACTTAAACGATGCATATAGTCAAGAAATGTCATTACATAGAGATAACTTATATACTCAACAAGAAAAGTTAAAATCAAACCCCAACGATGAAGAAGCTAAGATAGCTTTCAATAAGAGTAAAAACTCTGTTAAGAACTTACAAGAGCTTAATACGTCAATGGTTAAGATAGGGGAAGACTTATTACAGAAAGAATTAAATGGAAAGTTAAGTGGAGTAGATAAAGACCGTTGGAGAGAAATTAAAGTTTCACACGAAAATGGAAAATATAAGGTAAAACTTGATGAAAATGGTGAGAGCGTATATATGTTCTATAATGAAACAGATGATGGTGGGTATGAGTTAGGAAATGTTGTAAATAGAAGAGAGTTGCTAGGTGGAGAGGTATATGATGAAATTGATATTGAACAGAGAGCCACAGACATAGCGACTGAGTTAGGTAGAGAAGTAATTGATACAGCTACCGGAGGTAAAATTGTAACATATGATGAATGGGATGAAGCAAAGCAGGGAAAAGCCTTAGACGACTTATTAAATGTATATTTAAATAATGACAGCATTGTAGCTGATGTACTGCATCAATTAGACCCAACTAGCATGCAACGAACTAAATTTGATATAGCACAAAAAGATAAGGTTAGAGACTTCTTAACTGAGGCTGTCAAAGACAAATATGGTAGAGAAAAGAAAATAAAATCAGGAGGTAACAGCTATAGTTGGACTAGAAATAAAGATGAACAAAGTGCTACTTGGTTATTTGATATAACTAATAGAGTATATGCCGGAGAAGAAGAGGCTTTTGGGTCATTAAAAAACATTAAACAAACATCTCAACCTGAAGGGTCAGACACAGCAAAAACTAGAGTTTCAAGTGAGGTTGTAATTGTTGATGGTAATTTAATTGTAATGGATAACGTAGGGAATAAAATGTTAACTGTGAGATTGGATGGTGGAGAAGCCTCTAAAATGCAAATAGCAAACTTCATCAAGGGTGGAGCTAATCCTGATAAAGTCTTAGCAACATATGAGTTAGGTAGACAAACTACAGGTGGTAAATTTGAAGTAGGGGATAAAGCTAAATCTTCAACCATGAAAGAGTCTCCCGATATTGATACAACTAAGATAGATGATTTACCAACAGACTCCGATAAAGCTAAAAACTTTTTAAAAGGAGAATATACTGATGATGGATTTAAATTCAGTACTACGGACAAGTGGTTTGAGGATAATGAAGTTGTAATAACAGCAGAAAGTGGAAATAAAAAAATGTTCAAGCTTACAGATAAAGAAGGAATTAAAAAGTTCTTAGAAGATAATTCTCCAACTAAGAAAACTTATACTAAAAATAAAAAATCTAATAATAAAAAGAAATCTACACCAATAAGTAACTAATATGGATGAAGAAAAAGCATTAGAGCTATATAACTTTTTCAATAAAGAAGGTTATGATTTAGGAGATATTGATAATTTTAAATCAGCCTTATCAGATGAAGTAAAAGGTAAAGAGTTGCATACTTTCTTTAACGCTGAAGGATATGATGTAGGAGATATTAAAAACTTTAACTTAAAAAAAAAAGACGATGGAGAACTTACTTCAACTCGTCAAGAATCGGATTTACCTATACAGGAAGAGACTACAAAGTTTCCTTTGGTTACAGAAGAGAAAGTAGGGGAGATAAAACTTAGTGATAAAGAACTAGGTAAGGAAGTGAATGGAGAAGATGGGATACCTGAGCAAACCCGTAGAGAGCAAGAAGCTAAAGAGTACTTTACAAACTTACGTGAAGAGTCAATCAATGAACCCGTAGCTGAAACATATAATAAATACAAGAAGTTAGGGGTTCTTGAAGAAGATATTATTTCTAAAATAAAAGATGAAAAAGGAATAGCACCACAACAGATTAACTTTATTAAAGACTTACCTGATGAAAAGCGACAAGCCCTTTTTGAATATTCATTAAATAGAGCAGAAAACTTAAGCAAAGAGACCATGAACATTATGGCTCTTAATTCAACACTTGAAGAACAATATAAAAACTTAACAAAGGCTCACCTACAGTATGAAAGAATATATAAAAATGCTGAAGAAAAAGGAACTACCCCTAACATTACTGAGAAGTTTTATACCGATTGGAAAGCAGTAATTGATGAAGCAGAGTCTATTGAGAAAAATGTTAACTCCAACAATAAAAAAATAGAAGATAATTCTGAAGACTTGAGTACGTTTGACGATGAATTAGATTTATTCAAACGAACTTATGATTCTTCAAAGAACTTTTGGGGGAAAGCTAGATGGGCAGCAACAGAGCACACAGTAGGGTTTGAACAAAAAAGAAGTAAGGCATGGCTATCACTTTTAATGTCAGTTAGTGCGGGTAAAAATATATTCGATAAGGAGCAATATAAAAAGGAGAGAGAGCAATATGTAGCAGAGTGGGTTGGAAATGAAGATTACAATAAAGATGCGCTTAAATATGTTAGAGGTCAATCTGAGGGGTTAAGAAAAGATTTAAAAATAGCTGATATAAATTCCACATCAGACTTTGGGGAGTGGGCATCTGAGCAAATCGCAAAACAGTTAGGGATTATAGCTGTAATATCTGCAACCGGAGGCACTACTGGTTCAAGTATGATAGGTGTTGGAACAGCAGGGACTAAGGAGTTGGAGATGAAGATTGAAAATGAGACTAAAAAGGTCAAATATACACCAACAGAAATATCCTTAGCTTCAATAGGGTATGGGATTACTGAAGCAGGGTTTGAAATGCTAGGTACAGCAGTTATTTTAAAGCGAGGTAAAAGAGCATATAGGTCAATCTTAAAGGATGGAACAAAAGAAACCTTTACAAAAGGAGTTGGTAAGTTTGTAAAAGGAAACTTTACAGCAACAACTCTTGAATCAACAACTGAAGGATTTACAAGTTATTTTCAAAACGCAATCGATAAATTTGGATTGGGTCATAAGGATGTGAGCTTGTATAGAGGGATGGGAGACGCAATGGCTTCCGGTGGGTTCATGGGGTCTGCCATGCATGCATCACCAATTATTACAGGAAACCTACTTAAACCTTTTTCAGAAAGAAAGAATAGAGAACATGTAGCTACTAATTTAGAGAAGATTAAAATATTTAAAGAGCAACTTGAAAATGATAACTCTACTGAAATTGAAAAAATATTAAATAAAGGAATTGCTAAACTTGAAGAGGAAAATAAAAAGATACTTGAATCTGAAATTGCTAAGGTAGATAGTATGGAAGAGGGTGATGTAAAGGAGCTTATTAATGTCGATGAAAAACTAGAGCAAAGGGAAGCAATTAAATCTGAGATTGACAGAAATAAAGAAATGTCAGATGAAATGAAAGAAGATGTCTCTAAAGAGAATGATAATATTATTTCAGAACTATATACTAGAAAGCAAACTATCCTTAATAAATATAAAAATAAAGAAGGTAAAGTATTAAGTATTGTAGATACACCTGTGACTCTTACTAAGCAAGGTGGAAGTGAAGTTGCTCCGGTTAAGGGAGAGGCGTACCTTGATGGTAAAACATTAGTTATAGAGGACAGTGAAGGTAATATATATGAGGTAGGAAACATAGATGAGATTGGATTTAGAGATTTAGAGGAGATGGGAATATCTCAAGATAAGTCTAGGGTATCCACTAAAGGGGGAGATGTAACACTGGATGGAGAAATAGTAGTTGCAACAGGTAAGCATACCACTAAACCAAATAAGGAAGGAAAGTTCCCTAAAAACACTAGAGTGGAAGTAACCAATAAGCAAGGAGATAAAACATTTACATTAAGGGGGCAGACTGCTCAAGATATGATTTATCAATTAACATTAAAAGAAAAAGAAGATGGCAATTTACAAAGTGAAGAAAAAAAAGACACCAAAGAGAAAAGCGACAACGGTAATAAAGAACCCGTACAACAAGTCAAAGAGAAAGAGAGTTACAAAGGTGAGCAAGAAATAGTAAAGGAAAAGCCACCTAAAAAGGAGGGTATAGTTAAGAAAGTAAAGGCGTGGGCTGATAAGAAAAGTAAAGAGTTTGATAAAGCTCACGCTAAAGCTGAAGAAGAGTATAATAAATCTGAGCAAAAGAAGATAGATAAGAAAAAAGATAAGGATAACAGGGAGGATAATATAAAAAACCGAACAGACGCTCAAAAGAAAAGAGATACAAAAAAAGAAGAGAATAAAAAACGTAAAGCTGAATATAATAAAAAGAAAAAAGAAGAGGTAGAGGAAATAATAGAAGTTATAAAAGAAACTCCAAAGAAAGAGAGAAAGATAAAAGAAAGTAAGAAGGTAAAGAAAGTAAAGAAAAGTATAATATCTAAAGCTAAGTTGTCTAATATAGAGAAAAAATTAATTGAAAAATTAAAAGGCTCAAGAGAGACAGTTAGTGAGTATATCGGAAGACTAATTGACGGTACAGCTAAAGTGCATGTTAAACTTAAAGACCTTGTATCAAAAATTAATAAAAACATTAAAAGAGCATTATTAGGTATAATGATAATGTCTTCTGTAACAATTGGTGGAAAGGAAATATCTAGCATTCCTGTAATAAATGATTATATAGAACAGAACATAAGCGATGATGTAGCGAATGTGGTTAAGATGGAGTATTCTGATATACTAGATGTAGCTCCAAATATAATAGATTATATGACAGGATTGGGCTCTTATGCTGAAACCGTATCAGATGTAAGTAATATTTTAGAAAAAGCTACACCTGAAACAATAGAGGTAGTAGAAGCTAAAGAAGAGGTTAAGGAAGAACATTTCTTAGAATCAGGAATAAATTTAGGCAAACCTGTAATGACAACTAAGAGTGGTGGAAAAGTAAGACCATATGTTATAGACTTAACCCATGAAGTATATATAG